TTGGATTAGCCTTTGCAATGACTGTGCAGTTGGTTGCACTGGTCTGGTATATAAGCTCACCGGTGCATGACTTAGAGCATTTGCAGGGAGAGGTATCAGCTCATCAGGATAGTTTGGATTTGCTTAATGCAGACGTAGATGACCTATGGCATTTCTGCACATTTACAGAAAATAAATGGTCGGAAAGTTATACCTCAGATATGGTGTATGTCAGGGTATGCGGCGATAAAGAGCCAGTAGGAGAGTAAGATGAAAGAAAATTGGTATATGTTTTTTAAAATGCTTATTAAGCATGAGGGTGGCTTTACAGACGATCAGCGCGACAATGGTAATGCAAAAGGTGACGGTCATGGTAACGAAGGCTCTACAATGCTCGGCGTTACTGCATGGAACTGGGCTAAGTATACTGGCAAGCCTGCGCCTAAAGATGTTATGAAAGCTTTGACCGAAGAAGACGTCAAACCGCTTTATAAGAAAAACTACTGGGATGTCATACATGCAGATAAGCTTCCATCTGGCGTTGACATTTCGGTCAGTGACATGTGTGTGAACGCAGGTCCTAGCAGGGCTGCTAAGATCCTACAGAAGGCTACTGGTGGCCTTACTGTGGACGGCGCTATCGGAAAGATGACGATTGCCGCAGTGCATGACAGAGATCCAAAGGAAGTGCTCGACAACTATTACTATGGTCGTCAGAAATTTTACGAGGGTTTAGATGATTTTGAGCATTATGGGAAGGGTTGGACAAGGCGAAATAAAGAAACGCTAGAGCTCGCCTTGTCTATTGTTTAAGTGTACTGGTTGTCGATGCTCATCGACTCAGAGCCTTTGTTTCTAAGTTCTTTCTTTAGAAACTCAACTGCCGCAGCTAGATTAATATAACACTTCACAAAAGCTTCCATTTCGTGGTCTCCACGTATCCATCGATCTTGCGGTATTCCACTTTCCGCACGATCAACAATTTTTGCAGCCATTGCAAACTCTAAAATTAACTGTCCTTCATCTACCATTTGGTTACCTCCGGTCTTGGTTTAGGCTTTATAAGCATATTAGAAGCCACTGTAGTGCCTTTACAGTGGATTAGCACATCATCATGCTCATTTTCCATTATAGCGTACATAGCGGCCTTAGAATAGCTGCAACCGTCATAGCTAGAGAACATTATATTATGGGTAACCTGTTCGCCTTGCACGAAATAAGTTAGCACCATGAACGTAAAATATTTAATCATCGTCTTTCCTTTTGTTACCTGATTTAGACCAACAATCGCCACGATGAGAGTTGCGAGTTTCTCGCGTACTGCTCCGCTCGTCTTGGCGAAGATTTTCCCATTTAATTCGATATATTGTCTCTTGCAAAATTCTGCGTCTTTCTGACTTATCGCAGTTAAAAATGTCTGTCATTATGTCATCAGCCATCTTTGTGAGACCTCCACGTATCCATAACCATTCTAACTTTATTTTTTATTTCATATTTAAATTGCTCACTTATTTTAATTGTAGATTTTGAAGTTTCTAAATTGTAAAACATATACAAACCTCGAATAAAATATTCATTATTTCGGTTGCTTCCGCCAACTCGACTTTGCTCCCACCCTCTATCAAATTGATAGTATAATGTTTTCATCATTTCACTACAGCTTTGAAAATCTAAATGAGATAATGCGCGATACGCTTCAGAACATTTTTCATAATTTGCACCAGTACAAGTTGCAACGGCAAATGCTGCTCTAAATGGGTTGCCTTTAAACCTTTTATCTTTTGGCTGCACCACTTCATTAATGTGACTTAGACGATGGTGTAGCGTCGAATTTAAAAAAGGCTCTATGTCAGTTGAGACTACCTTATGACTTCTATGCGTGTCGATACGCAACAGAAACTGTATTGGACTTACGATTGTATTCGGTAAGTGCAAAATGTCAGCATTAGATCTATTCTTGCCTTGATCTAAAACCTTAAATATTGATTCGTTTTTAACAATAGAGCAATGCGCTTGTATTGTTTTCTTACTTTCTACAATGGCAGATAATCGATGCTGCCCATCAAGTAACCTGCCTTTGTGTCTAGAAAAGATAATCGGTTGTGGACTTAACATCCATCTGCCTAACTTCATTTGGTGTGCATAATTTCTTACAACAGTAGGACTTATTGCCCTATTACCATAATTATTATTGTGTAACCATTTCGCCGCCAAGCTTGGCGTAATAGACAATATCTTACTTTCAATCTCGTCAGATTTTAATATGTGTGGTTGAACTTCATTACTATTAAACATGGTATAACCTCTTTTTATTTTTTATAGAATTATTACGTTAACTGAGAGTTAACACAAATGCAAATAAAAAAACCCCGAGATCCAAAAGGAGGAAGAGCTCGGGGCAAGTGTAAGAGCTTACAGGCATGAAGCTCTCAGAGGTATATTGTCAACATATAGCTTAAAGTATTGAATAACAAGCAGCATATGGTAGTTTACATTATGTTAACGACTTGGAGAATAAAATGTTAAGTGAAAAAGAAAAAAGTTTAATTATGCTGTTGGAGCTTCCGCATAGGATCTCGAACCCAAGAGCCATGATGCAGGCTTGTGAAGATGCTGCGGCAATTATTAAACGCCAAGATGCAGAGATAACCGCACTAACCGAATCATCAACGCCAAAGCGAGCTCGTAATAGTAACGGCACGCTAAAAGCAGACGATCCTGCGACACCGGAAAACGAAGCTTGGGAAGGCGGCAAGGCGCCAAAGAAGAAGGCTAAGAAGAGTTAATCAATATTTAACAAGCCGCCTGTTTGACGTGCTATGCGCTCAAACAGGCTAGGAAACGTCGCCTGTAATGTATTTAGTGGTAGCGTGTCTTGAGCATTTTTTGCATAAATTCTAGGTATAATATCTTTAGCAAATGTGAATAAGTTTTCGTCTATTCTTTTGCCGCCGGCAGATACGGCAGGCAATGGCGATAAGACTTCTTGAGATGCTCTTGCCAGATCAGCCATGTCGCTGCCAGTGCCTTTTACGTAAGACTTGCCTTCTCTCATTCTCGTTGCGCCTGCAAGGGCGTCTGGAGATAGTAAGCCACTAGCTTTGTCAACTCCTCCTCCCATTATACCTTTTTCAAGTGTTAGATAAGCTCGGTATTGGTTTCTAGCATTGTCTAAACTTGGGCGTAATTGTTTAGGAATTTGTCTTAACACAATATTGTCTAAAGCTTCTTTTATATCATAAGCTAAATCATAACTAATCATGTCGTTGTTTTTGGCATATTTCATCATAGACTCATTTAAATCTGTTCTAATTTTAGAAATATTTTTAGAATTTATAGCAGTGCCATTTTCTGCTGCATCTCTAAAACCTTTTACAATATCTTTTAGGTTTTTAGGAATATTTCCAATACTCATATCGCCTGATGCTTTTTGCACTGCCCTAATCATTACGTTTACTTCAGACGCTTTTGGTACACCGCCTGCCATGCCATCCACAGTATTAAATACTTTTCCAATTCTTAGACGTGCAGCATTAAGAGCTTCTGGACTAGCATTGTCTGCATTTGATCCTGCTTTACGTAGGGTTGCTTGAGTCAGTTGCTGCTTTGCCAACAAAGATGGATTCTCAGCGCCCTCTAAAAGCATTAAGTTTTTAGACCCAACTTGTTGACCTGCGCTAATGTCGGTTACACCTTGCTCATTTAATACGCTTACCGCATCTTTTCTATTGCTGCCCTTTAGGTTGCCATAAATTTCTTTAGGGTCTCCTAAAGCCATTCTACGAAGTGCAGGATTTGCTATTGCTTGAGCTACAGGCAACCCTAAAGCTCCTGCAATTCTTGCCATATCCTCATACTCTGTGTCTTGCGTAAGTTGCCCTGCGGTTTCACTAAGAATAGATGGGACTACTGCACTTGCCATAGACCTTAGCGGCCCACCAATTGGCAAAACTGCGGCTCCACCTAAAAATTCACCGCCTGTTCGTAAGTATTCACCCTCAAACGATTGCGGCTGATACTCAGTATAACCACCCGTCAGATCAGATACTGCACCTCTAACGGTTTGTGCATCAGGATCTTTTGGCGCTAATTGTGGAAACGCTGTTTCTGAAGTTCCTTCTGGCGCCCCAAGCAGCTCCATTAATTTTAACTTTTGTGTAATTTCTAACGGCAAATTCATAATTTTTTCAGAAATTGCAGCGCCAAAATCTACCGTTGATGACGACCCTGCTAAAAGACCAGAGCCCAAAGAGTCTCTTAAATCTTTAGCTTTAGAAGCAGGAGCTGTTGCTAATCTTTTTTCAAATTCCTCAAAGCTAATTGCTTCTCCACTTTTTATGGTTCCATTTTTTTCAGCTTCTGGAGAATAAAATTTCTTGTAAATACCTTGCTTAAATTGCTCGTCATCAAGCACTCCATCATACTCTGGGTAGCTTTTTCTAAGATCTGCTAAACTTATTTGCTTTGCCATAATTATAATATTCCAAGTGGATCGTTTGATCTCTGGTAAAGTGTATTGGGAGGTATATCTTCACCGTTTTGCCTTTTAATACCTTGTTCAATGTAAAATCTGTACTCTCTTAACGCTTCCCTAAAATCTGATGGATTTTGCGCTGTAGACAGTCTTGCTTCTGCGGCTTGTGCTTTGTTACCTTCAAGCTCTGTAATTTGTCCACCACCTTTTAATGTTTTATATGCATTTAAAAATGCCTTACCAATTACTTGATCAAGTCTACCTTTTACTCTTGCTGTATTTGGGTCTAAATTTAATTCCGCAGCTTTTCGTCTAAAAAATCCTTCTAAACCTAAAGCCTGATCTAAATTAGGATCAAAAAGCAAGGCGTCAATTTGATCTAACATAACGGATGAGCTTGCAATATCTTTTTGCTTTTGCAGCGTTCTATCTGAGTCTGCTAACATTACATTAGCTGTTGGGCCGTCAACTAAATTAAGAGATAACAACCGCATTACTTCGGCTCTGTAAGCTTCTGGATCAGATCTATCTAGGCTTGATAAATTTGCCATAGCTTGTCTTTGCGCCGCAACTGCTTGAGCTTTACGACTTATGTCAGCTCGCTTTGTAAACTGAGTCATTAAGTTGTTTACTGCGCTGCCCTCTTTGCCCTGCAACGCAAGTCCTGCATCTCGTATTCCTGCAAATGCAAGCATTCTTCTCTGCGTCTTTGACAAGCTATCAAAGGGATCACTAGATACAGGATCGTTAACTAATCCCATGTCGTTCATAGTATTAGTTGTGTTTGGTAATGGCACTGGTGGCTCTACTCTGTCCTCTACGCTCTGGACCTCAAGAGCGTTTGGGTTTGGCATTGGCCTTGAGGACATTATAGAATTTGCATTTACTATGTTAGTTCTGTCTTGTTGGACGGGAATGTTATTAGTAGGGTCTGGAAATAAAACACTCATTTCTTCTGCCGTTGCTGTGTCGCCTGCTACAGCCATACTATTCCTAATATCACCAGATTCGCTTAGTCTTCTTATATCTTCTTCTGTTAGTAAATACGGTTCCATATCACACCCCTAGCTCAGCATACAGTCCAATGTAATTAACGCGACGATACCCGTCTTCACCTGTAACGACATACTCTGGGTAACTCTTCTCAAGTTCCTGCGCCATAACTCCAAATGTTGGGTGTTTGTCTACGCCAATCTCTTTAGCCTTGTCGTTCCAATCCCAACGGTAAAAGTTTACGTCTGATATTTTACCGGCGCTGACTATGTTTTCTTTTAGTCTAACGTCAGAGCCAAATAAGGTTGGAAACCCTGTCCCAAATGCGCCTGCGCCTGCTAATAAGTTGCCAAATGTACCCATAGGATCGCGCGTTGTTGTCGTTCCATATCCTGTTGGGACGGCTCCTGCCGCGCCAGTTAGAACGCCAAACTGGGTAAGTGGAAAGTTTTGTGCAGCCATAAAGTCTTGAAAATTAGCATCAAGCCCTTGTTGGGCAAGCATCCTTTGAGTTTCGCCTGCCGTAGCCTGCGCTCCAAGCCCTTGTATATTACTTGCAAATTGTGACCCTGCGGTATCAGTAAGTCCAGAGGCAATATTTCCTTGTCCTGACGCAATATTTGCAAATCCTGCTGCGTTTGAACCTAGCCCTGCTGCGTTTGAACCTAGCCCTGCTGCAATATTTGATCGCCCTGCGCCTGCGGCCCCAAGTCCTGCGGCTCCTGCTCCTCTGACCCCTGCGGCAGCTAAAGCAGCTTGTTGATTTGCCAATCTTGATTGCTGATTTGCGTTAAGATTTGTTAGCCCTGCCTGTTGGTTAAATTGAGCTTGCTGTATTGCGCGCTGCTGTTGTCCAGTAAGGTCAAATTGAGCTGCCTGTTGCGCTTGATTAAATGCGTTGGCTCTTTGCTTACCTATAAAGTCTGCCGCCTGTTGACCGTATGCCTTACGTGTCTCAGCTTCCGCTATGCCTTGGCGAGATCCGCCAAACGCATTAGCTGCCGTAGCTTGTGCGCCTTGTTGGTTTAAGGCCATTTCTTGAGCTCCGCCTAAATCACGTAATCCTGATTCAATAACCGAGTCAGTGTATGGCGACATGTACGAAGCCATATCTGCGCCTGCAATGCTTCCAACATTGCCAATTTGTGCGCCTTGCATGTTTGCCGTTTCTGATACTGTTGGCGCTTGCATTGTTGCTAAGTCACCATATACGTTTGCTGACTGATCAAATCTTTGCCCTGCTTGACCATACATGTCTGCCGATTGCCCATAAACACCTGCTGAATCACCATATGTATTTCCGGCTTGCCCAAGTGTACCTAACGCTTGACCATACGTATCAGCCGCTTGACCGTATAAAGGGGCGCCCATATCCAAACCGCCGTAACCCGTCATTGCCTGTTGCTGTAATGGAGTTTGTCCTGCAACTCGATCACCATCAAAACTCTGGTAGTCTTTTGCCAAAAAGTCTTGAGCAAATGGCATTACAGTGTCTTCTAAAAACTCCTGTTGGAAAGCAGGCATTTCGTTTGTTGTTGTTTTAGATCCCATTATCTTAACTCCATCTCATAATGAGTATACACCGATCTAAATAAAGATGCATCTACGTACTTTTCAAAACCTTTTCTACCATCAGCCTCTATGGCGTCGAGACCTGCATCTAAAGCTAACCTCTTCATTAGATCTAGTGCATCATCCATCCATTGCCTCATACGCTTTCCGCCAATAAACTCAATCTTTAAATTTTTTCTTTGAGGGTGCTTTACAACCACGGTTGTCATGGCTGCTACCAACTTGTCCTCAAGACTAATGAGCCACATAACGGAGCCACCGCCTCTTATATCGTCCTCAACATCTTGCATTGTGACATTGTAAGACTGCCTAAGTATCGCAGGAGATAATAGCTCCATGCCTTTACTAACGTACTTGTCAAAGTCTTGAGATAATACTGGCAATATTGTTACTTTCGGCTTTGCGTCTAACCTTACTACATTATCCAACATATTTACACCCCTAGCCGCCATTTCGCTACCATGAGCTTAATTGCACGCGTTTCCATATGGCTGAAGAGCCATTATAAGAGCCAGTGCAAATATAAATATAGTTTGTGTCCCATGAAATCATACCAGAAACGTCTCCAGTAGAACCTGTATTTGATGCAGGAGTTGCTTGCTTTGTGGCGAGCTGCCTAAATGCACCATCAAGTGAGATAACTGCATATTTTTTTGAGCTATCCCAAAGAACTATACCGTCCTCTGACGGGTTGTCGTTTGTTGTTTTATGATAAAACCTCGGTAATACGCGACGTAAATAATTGCTTAAACTTACGCCCCAAGCTTTTACATCGTCACCAATTGGTGGCAGTACAGGAGCTACCATTATCTCTTACCGCCTTTCTTTGCATCAATACGCATAGTACCAACATTCCATGCAGCATATGGCGTATCGCCCTCAATCCTCATACGGATTTGTCGCCCAGAGAATCTAACAGGTGTAGGGTTTGCAGGAGTAAATGGCCCATGTGTACTTTCGGTTGCATTAGGATAAAAACGACTTTTAAATTTTATATTGACGTCGCCCTGCGTTTTTTCGTCAGGGATTAAATCAGTAACCTGCATAATATTTTCACCAGTTCCCAAACTTACTGGGCCTGTTTCCGCAAAAATTGATTGTTGAGAAGAAGACGTTTCGTAACTTAATCCAACCTCATGGTCGTATGCATAGCCATCATTATCAAACAACATAGAATAGGCAAACACACCTATCGGTGCTCCGGCAGTGCGTGATAAATTTCCGATAAGCCAGTGATTTTCTTTGTAATCAAAAGCAACGTATTTATCTATTTCGTTTGATTCATTAGAGCAGTAAAACCACCATATTTCTCCATACTCTGCATTAACGTGAGCCCAAGACAAACTAATTTGATTTATATTTAAATTGTCAAAAACATGGTCGTGTACCGCACAAGGTATTTCTAAAACGCGATTACCGTCAAACCTAAAAAATCCACCTGTACCCATCCAAAAAACACCTGCCTCAGTATCTGCCGCAGCTTTTTTAGAAATAACGCCACATGAAGTGCCTACCCTTTCAAAACCAAAAACATACGGTGGGCCACTGTATCTAGCCGTGTAGGAATCGACGTCAGTTAAAATTAATGTTTGCCCTCTTGTCCGTATGGCTGTTTGTATTGTACCTGACGTTTGCAGCTCGTAATCTCCTGCCTCGTTTGTAGATAACGGAGACCATACAGTGTTATTTTCCCTATCACACCAAGCTATTTTACGAGGATTTCCACCAGACCCTAAAGCTAAAATAAATCGTTCTTCAGTAACTATTAACCCAGAATTATTTATAGGTGCATTTGAAATAGGAGCTGCTTTTGCAGATGTACCTAACTGCCACTCTAATAACCTTCCATCAGCCGTAGAGCAGGCAACGAGATATTCACCCCAATTATCTATTGACCATGTAGTGGCGGCAACAAGGTTTGCCCCAGTGTCGGGTCTAGGTGTGCCGTATGTGTGACCCGTTAGTATTGACGTGCCGTTACCACCGTAAAACCCGTACCCATACCCTAAATTTTGTCCTGCAATTTCTTGCCCATCAACTAAATCATTTGGAGTTATATCAAACTTTGAACCTGACGCTATGCCTGCAAATAGCTCGCTGTATGAGCCGACAGACACGTATCTTGTGCCTTGATTGCTTTTCCAAGCGTGGGCGCCTCTTGGGGCGTATGTTGTAATTCTACCTAATGTTGTGTGTGTTCTCCATCCACCAATAGGGCGTAAAGAGCCATCACGCCATCTAACCAAAGACCCGTCACGCCATTTACCAGACGCATCTAAATCTGTACCTGTTCTGTAAAATCCTGCCGGTATTTTTAACGGTATAAGTGTCATTTAATTACTCTGGTTTTGTAGGCCACGATATTGAATTTGGAAAGCCTGATTGTTGCGGCACGTTTAATAGATCTGTGCGGTACTGCGACCACTCGGTTTGCTTTTCTGACGTCATATCTGCCCAACGTAGTGGGTTGGATACAACGCTGTCTACTTCTGATTGCAATAAGTGATCTCGCATCATACGCACCTCGCGTGCAGTTTCTGCATCAATCTCCGCTTGCGTTGGCGCTACATAAGCAACAAAATCTGTTCCAATTAATGTTAATAAATCATTATTATTTATTGTCATATCTGTGTCGGCTGTATCTAGAGTGTAAGGTATCCATCCAAAATCTGGGTGATTTATTTCTACATCAATACGGCTGTTATCTGCCTCTATAGATTTTGCATTTCTATATTCTGTAATTGCTATACTCATTATGTTACCCTTATAAATAATGTTGATGGCGCCCTGTTGGAGACATGAGAGGCTGTACCCATAGCTCGCCAAGTTCCACCAGAAGGAGTAGCCCCAGTAATAGCTGCGGCTGTGTCATCGTTAAATGCGTTTGTTGAAAGAAAACCTGCAAACTTTAATCCAGAAGCATTATATGAAGTTCCTGCCGTAAAGGTTGTTGCTGTAGATGAACCAAGCCACGCATACGAGCCCACAGCGTTTAAGGACGCTGTAATTGGAGCAAGAGAACTTTGAGCTAAATAACTTGGCAGATTTGCGGTTACTGCGGTTTCTGTAAGATGTGCCGTTACGGCAGCGTCTGTAAGATTATTTGTTACAATAGTTGACGTCATTGCGGAAGAAATTTCCGCTGTTGTTGGTGCAGTTGGGGTGTGTGTTATTGTTACAGTAGAGCCACTTGTGCTTACGCCTAGCTCAGATCCTGATACAGCAACGCTTGTTAAGTAACCCCCATTGGAATGATCACCCCAATTATACGCAGTGTTCCACTGGCTTTGAGACGTCGTCGTAGGTATGGCGTAGCCACTGGCTAAACTTATTGCAAATGTACCACTTGTGGTAATTGATGATGTGCTTACTGACAATCCATTTGGCACTGTCATACCAACGCTTGTAACCGTACCTGCGCTAGAAACAGTACCAATATAAGATGCAATATCTGACATTGCTACTTGCTTCATAACTCCTGCATCATTAAATACGACGCGATCAGTGGCTGCTACTGATGTTGAGGTTGCGGCTGTATCGCCATCTAGTATGTTTATTTCGTTTACCGTTACAGTTGCGCCATTTAATTTATTAAGCTCTCCTGCATCAGCCGAAACGGCAACTCCTCCAATATTAAAATTGGTTGCATTAACTGTTGTCCCAGTAACTGTTGTTGCGTTAACTGTTGCTGCATTTGTATTTATTTCTGTTACAACTGCATCAAGGGCAGTGTTTAAAACAGTTCCCCAAGAATTTAATGAGCCTCCGACAACTGGTTTTGTAATTGATAAGGTCATCTATGTATCTCCTTTATGCAACGTCTTTAGTCCACGGATCAGGTACGGTAACGTCGGGACCAGATACTGCTGTGTAAGCTTCTATCGGTATAGTACCAGAAAGATTTGTATATGTCTCTAGCGGAACTTGTGGGTGAATACCAACAAAAGCCATGAAAACATTAGCAGTAGGACTTCCTGCAACGATATTGTTTGCAGATAGTACATGATTTTGCGTTATTGTGGCAAGCCCAACTACTGAGGCAGGTATTACTGTTATTACATTAGGTTGAAAATCAGGTATATTTGTAAGTGATGGACTTGATAATGTTGGAGCTGCGGCTGTAACTCCAGAAACTGAAAAAACTTGTGCAAATGATGGTGAAGGTATTATTGGTGAACCAGTGATCAAACTTGTTGCAGTAAAATTAATTATTCTGGTTACGTCAGCCGTAGAAATTAAAGGCTGTCCTGCAACAACGCTTGAAGCAGAAATGTTTAGGCTTGAGTTTAATGAAGGAGCCCCAACGCTTGGTGTTCCAGTTATTACTGAAGCCGCACCAAAGGTTTCACCTTCTGACATATTTAGGCTTGGCACTGAAGCGGCGCCAGTAACAATGCCGTTTGCAATAATATTTTCGTTTATAGTTGCATTTACTAAAGAAACACTAGGTGGTCCTGCAACTAACCCAGTAGCAGTAAAATTATGAATTTGGCTAAATGTTAAGTTAGATACGCTAGGTGAGCCTGCTGTTAAATTTGCTGCTCCAAAAGTTTCGCCTTCTGCTGCACTTAAATTAACCACGTCTGGAGACCCAGAAACAACGCCATTTAGCGTCAAATTATGATTTTGAATAATGCCAATAGACTCAACAGATGGATTACCAGTAATTAAACTAGAAGTAGTGAAAGAACTAATCTCTGTTATGCTTAAACTTGAAAAATTAGGAGATCCACTAATTACGCCATTAACAGTAATAGCATAATCTACGGAAGCTAAGACAGTTGGTACACTTGGCTCACCGCTAACCATATTTGCAGTTGTAAATGTTTCATCTTCAGCAACATTTGCTGAAGCGATAACAGGAGCGCCGGCGGTAACATTGCCTGCAATCAGTGAGTGATTTTGAACAGCAGAAACTGTGTTAATAACTGGTGGAGCACAAGAAACATTAACACAAGTAAGTAAGTAATTTTGTAAAAATACAACGCTCGGTATAGCCGGCGTCTCAGATGTTACTCCAACAACAGTTACAACATTTTCAGTAACCGCTGCATCGTCTGCAATAGGTGCAGATGCAACTGGAGCAAATCCAAACATTTAATTATGACCTAGCTGAAACCCAATCAGCCGCCATAGTATTGACTTCTGTATTTGTCATATCAGACATAGTTCCATCTTCAGCGGATTTTTTAAACGGATTAGCTGAGTGCATTGCTAAAAGCTTTGTTTTTAATTCAGCCAATGTCATGGTTGTAACTGTATCAGGAACATAATACTCCCGATCAGCTTCCTCTGGTGACCAACCTACTTTAGTATTTGTAGCATCATCTGGGAAATAACCACCGTCTTCTATCCACTCTGGCGTTCTCATTCCACCTGCGGTCATGTGCATTTTATATTCTATAATCATTTTTTTGACTCCTTAGACTTTTCCAGTTGTAACATATAATCCGTATTAAGAAAATCTGCCTTACCAAAAATTCTTTCTGCGGTAATATCTGCATTTTTATAATACTTATCTGCCATTTGATCCAAGAAGCTTTCTAGATCATTGCTGTGTAGCAACTCTTTTTTTGCAATCCTATCAGCCGTTACTTTGATATAACCAGAAACTTCTGTCAAAGCTAACTGTGGATGCACACCATATTGTTGCATATATTCAATGGTTGCTGTGGAAGCTCTACCACCATCCATTAAATTACGATACATTAATTCAAAACCTCTACGAACATGATGACGCTTTTCTTCTCTTTCAAAAGCAACTTCATCCCATTCATCAATGCCGAAATTTTCCTTAATGTTTTCATAACTATCAATTAATGTAGCAATGTCTTTAATTGACCCATTAATTTTATTTTCCATTTGAATTAAGCTATGACGCTTTTGTCTTAGCTTTGCTTCACTAACTGCATCGCTTGAACCTTCTAACTCCATAATCTCCATACGAACTTCAGCATGAGAAACCTGCGCCTCATTTAAAGCGTTTTCTCTTTTCTCAACTTCTGCTGTTA